CCGTGGTGTCGGATCGTCGCGGGTCGTGACCCGGCGGGACTGCTCGGTCAGGCTGGCGGGGATGTTGACGGCGACGGGCGTGTCGGTGTCCTGATCGTCGCCGTAGGCGTCTGTGGTGGTGCCGCGGAGCACGGTCAGTTGGGTGGTGGCGATGGCCTGCATCAGCCACCGCCCTGCGCCATGGGCTGCCACGGCTCCAGTTCGTCGTTGCCTTCCTGAAGGACGTTCCCGACGAGCCCGAATCCCTCGATCGGGGCGCGGGTGTGGATCGTCCGGGACCGCATCCACGACACGCGGCGCAGCGCCCGGGCGGCCATGGGTGCGAGGACCAGGCCGTCGCCCGTCAGCGTCGTCGACACGCCGTCCTGCTGGGTCTGCGTGGCATCCAGCCGCGTCTCCAGCCCGAACTGCCCGGCGATCCACGCTGCTTGTCGGGCAACGGCCCGGCCCAGCCAGTAGACATCCCGCGGCCGGAGCCGCGGCGTGTCCGGATAGACGCGGCCGGAGAAGATCTCGATGTCCGCCTGTGCCTGGGCAAGCTGCTGCTCCGTCACGTTCACGCCCGTGGCGTTGATGACGTCGGAAGCGTTCGCCCAGGCCGCGGCCATCAGCCCTCGGCCCCGTCGGTGAGGATCTCCCGCGGGGTGGTGGTGTCCTGCGGAGCGTGGTCGACGGAGGCGGGCACGCACTCGACGGAGTACGTCAGCACCAGCGACTCCCCGTCGGGGTGGTCCTCCTTGCCGTCGAACGACACGTCGCCGCGGGGGTGGAGGCCGCGCTGGATCGCCTCGTTGGCGACACCCGCCCTGTTCGCGGTGTGCTCGTCCTCCGATTCGCCCCACTGGCGGGCGAGGACCACGAACTCCTTGACGTGCCGGGTGCCCTGGGCGCCGTCGGCGGACCGCTGGTCGACCTCGGCCGCATGGTCGCCGGCCTTCGCGGGGAACTGCTTCTCCGCAGGGGTTTTGGCCTTGCTCGTTGCCATGGCTCACCTCCCAGTCTGCTGGCTGGTGCCGCCCGGAGCCGTCGGGCGGCACCAGCAGAAGGGTGGGGTCAGCCGACGAGGATGGACGCGCCGAAGGGGTGGCCGTAGGCCCATCCGCGGCGGGCGCGCATCTTCAGGATCGACTCGTCGGTCAGGGCCGACAGGCCGTCGCGGCCGTCGATGAACACCGACTCGGGGCCGGAGCGAACGCCGAGGAGCATCAGTTCCGGGTTGACGAACGCCATGATCGGCCGGCCGGTGGGGGCGCTGGTGGCGACGGCGGAGGTCTTCGCGCCCAGGGACCAGTGGATCGGCACGTTGAAGATCGTGTCGGGGGTGCCGGCGCCGCCTTCGACGAAGATCGGACGCTGCTGCAGGTCGAGGACGCCTCGCAGGGACTTGCGGAACGCCGGGGACGCGACGGCGATCATGCTGGTGGGGTCGAACCAGTCGCCGGTCTCGACGTTGCCGATCGCGGTGGAGAACTCGCTGTAGGTCGGCGAGCCGGCCGTCGCGGCGGTGGTGATGTTCGCGTCCGCGGTGTAGCCGACGTTGTTGTCGGTGGTGTGGAGCAGCGCGTACAGGCTGGTGTAGGGCACGGTGGTGCCGTTACTGGCCGCGGTGACGGCGAGGGTCGCGTTGTCGAGGAACTTCGCGTAGGACTTGCCCCAGCCCATCATCTTGGCCTGGATGACGTCGGCGACGGAGTCGTCGATGTCCTCTTCCGCGATACGCGCCGCCTTGCCGATCTTCACAGCGGACAGGAGCACCTCGTCGTTGAGGGAGGTGTCCTCGCCGTAGGTGCCGCCCTTGGCGACGACGTCCACGCCCATGCCGGCGGTGCGGGGGACGTGCTTGGTGTCGGATCCCATGGGGATGCGGGCTGCGAGGGCCTCGACGACGGAGATCTGGTTGATGCTCTGGATCACCGGCGAGGAGGAGTACTCCTCTGGGATCCACGCTTCGAGTGTGTTGCGTGCCACGGGGGCCCTCCTGCGGGCGGCGTGATGGGGTACGGCGGTTGGGCTCGGGCCCCATCACGGGCGCCTTCGCAAGGCTTAGCTGGTGGATCGCTCCGTCACGGAGTAATTCACCTGACGCTGAATATACCTGCTGGTGTCAAGACTTGCCGAGCAGCCGGGCCGCGTGGATCTCCGCGGTCGTCTTCGGCTTCACCTCGACAGCCGGACGCGGCGCACCCGTCGGACGCGCCTTCGTCTTGGGCTTGTCCTGCGGAAGGAACTCCGGGTACTCCGACTTGAGCCGGTCGACCTCTGCTTCCGCGCCGACGAGATCCCCGTCGTCGTCGACCGACACCGCATCCCAGTCGATGAGCTTCATCAGCCGGTCCGGACTCCCGAACCCGGCCTCCGCCAGCGCCGCACGCACCCCGGAACGCTTCATCGGCTCCCGGTAGCGCTTCTCGCCCTCCTCACGGGCCTCACGCAGGGCCTTCTCGTGCTCCGTCTCGTTCTCCCGATCCTTCTCCTCCAACTCCCGGTTGCGGAGCCGATGACGCTTGGCGTCCTCGTTGGCCTTCTTCAGCGCCGCCTGGATACGCGCCCACTCCGCCTTGGACGGCGGCGCGTAGTCGTCGTCTCCCGGCGCTGGCTCGTCCTTCTTAGCCGGTGGCTTCGGCTTCGGCTTGTCGCCCTCCGGCTCCGCCTCGGGCTCGGAGTCGTCCGGCTCGGACTCCGGGTCGGGGTCGACTTCCACGTCGATGTCCGGTCCGTCGTCTTCGGCGCCGCCCGCTATCGGGCGGATGGGGCGGCCGTCGGCACGGTAGCCGAGGACCGTCCACGGGGGGACGCTGATCGTGCGGGGGTGGATGCCCATGGTGTCTCCCATCACGGGGTTGGTGTCACGGCGGCCCGTCGCGGGCGCCGGGGTCTGAGGGGTCATGCCGCCGCCTGGAAGCGGTTAGTGCGCAGCGCCTGTCGGGCGCGGGCCTCAACGGCGGGCAGCAGGTCGGGCTCGGTGCGCAGGAGTTCCCGCACGGCCCGCAGCCGGCCAGCACGCGATTCGCTGGGCCGGCCCGCCCCGTAGGCGATGGAGCGGTGCGCCTCACGCTGCAACGCGAGCGGGAACGGCACGCCTGCCGGCCGCCATCGGGTGTTCCAGGGGACGGTGCGGCAGCGGCAGTGCGGGTGCAGGGGAGGACCGTCGATCGGATCCGCACCAATCACACGCGATCGGGGATCCCACGAGAGGCCACCCGGGAAGGGATGCCCAGTCGTGGCGAGACGCCCGGTGTAGGCGAGGCAGCGGACGCACGCTGACGCCTCCGCGACCCACAGGCGGGCCGTGCCAGCAGCCTGGGTGACGGCGTCGAGACCGGCGTTGACGGCCTGCCCGATGACCCACGCCGCGTGGGCGCGCACCGCCGATCCGGCGGAACGGCCGGCACCGATCGCATGCAGCAGGTCCGACCAGCGGGTGACGTGCCCGCGGCCCAGCAGGGCCAGGGCCCTGGCGCGGTGGTCGTCGATGATGTCCGTGATGCGGGCGGCGGTGTCGGCCAGAGAGCGCGGGACGCGGTCCGTGGGGACGGCGCGGCGCCGGCCCGAAGCGGCGCGCAGGAACGCTACGCCCTGATCCGCACCGAGCCGGTATGCGTCATCGAGGACGCCCTGAATAGCCCGGCGGGCCCGCGGCCCAAGCTGGTCCAGGAGCCGGTGCACAGCAGACCTCACAGCAGCCACCAGGCGGTCCAGGGCTACGCCCGCCACGGCTACAGCCGCGGCGCCGCCGAACGCGACCGTCCACGCCGTGAGGGTCGTGCGGGCCAGCGCGTCGAACTGCCCGTCCGTATCCCCCAGGGCATTCGCCGCGGTGTCGTCTTCCAGGGCCATGACGGCATCGGTGTGGTCGCCCTGCGTCAGGCGCAGCAGATCCTCGGAGCGGTACGGCATCAGTCGGCAGCCTCGACTGCGGGCGCTTCGAGGTCGGCGAGCGCCTCCGCGAGCAGCGCCGACACCCGTCCGGTGTCGACCACGCCCAGGGTTGCCGCGGTACCGAGCTGCTGGGCGGCCGTGGCGAGGCTTGCCAGGATCTGCACGCGCCGCTCCAGTTCGGCGTCATCGGTGCCGGACAGCCACGTGTCGACCTGGTCCGCCGTATAGCCGGCTTCCATGAGGGCCTGCCGCCTCGGCACACCGTTCTTGATCTTCTCGCCGACGGTCAGCCAGCCCGTCTGGTCGTCGACCGTCGCGGCCGGTGTCCACCGCACCGTGACCGACGGGTTGTCCACGCCCAGACGCTTGAGGGCGAACGTGAACGCCTCCCGGTGCGTGGCACCAAAGGAGATCTGCCGGTTCCCGACCTTCCGGGTGAACGGCTCGTCCTCCGCCTTGTACGACTCGCCCGAGCGGGCATTGGTGACCTGATGCTCGAACATCCGCACCGGGGTCGTGGTGATCTGCGCCATGGCCCGCACGTTGAACGTGATCGGGTCGAGGAACACGCTCGGGTTAGCGGCGTTGAACTCGCCGACCGCCTTGTAGCCGCGGAGCAGCCACATCTCCCCGGGCCCGGACTTCAGGCTGGAGTCGTCGCCCATGTCCTTGACGCCGGTGGCGTTGGCGTCCTCGGGGAAGTCCGCGTCGTCGAAGTCCCCCGCGTCCAGGTCGGAGGTGTCCGTGTTCGCCGTCTCCGTGAGCGCGTACCGCTGCGGGAAGCCCTGGTAGTCGACGGTGCCCATGTGGGTGGCCTGCAGCTTGGTGATGGCGTTCTGCGGGCCGTAGGCGCCGAAGTGCTCCGGCACCCCATACGGGCGTTCGGTGCGGTAGTGGAACACGGGGATCTCACCCCAGTCGTGATCCATGGACCACGACTCGGGGTCAACCGGCTCGCCATCGACCGGTTCGGCGGGCCACTGCGACCATTCGCCGGCCTTCTCACCGGACTGGTTCTCACCCGTGGTCCAGCGCTCGGTGTGGTCGTCGTAGTACAGCTCGGCACGGGTGTAGGGACCGTCGCACCAGCGTTTGATCGCGAACTGCTTGAGGCGGGGGTTCTCTTCGGAGTAGATGATCCGCACGGTCTGCGGCGAGTTGTAGAACATTTCGACGCCGGTGACGTTGCCGTCCTTGTCCTCCACGTCGAGGACGATCAGGTAGGCGTCGCCGAACTCGCAGGCCCGCCGGTGCAGGTCGGGCATCTCCAGGTCGAGGGCGTTGTCCTTCCACACCTGGGAGATCAGGGCGTCCGTCGCGTCGTCGCCCCCGGTGATCGCCGCGATCTCCAGTCGGTCGACGACAGCGTTGACGGGCGTTTTGGCGAAGTTCAGGTCGAAGTCGAGGCCATGGATGGCGAGGGCGCGGCGGAGGCGGAGGCTGGAGAAGACCTCGGGGACTTTGCCTTCGTAGTAGGCGGCGGCCTTGTCGTAGCCGTGCCGGGACTCGGCGAGTTCTCTGATTCCGCACATGAGGTCGGCGCGCGCATCGTCTTCCAAGGCGAACCTCCCACTAGACCCTTTGAATCGAAGGATAGCGGGCATGTCGGGATGCAGGTAGGCGCGTCCGAAAGGACGTGCGCCTGCGAATCGCAGGCGATCACATGTAGCTGGCCTGTGATGCCGACGGTGCAGCCTTCTTCGCCGGCGGGATGAAGCGACGGACCGCGCTCCCCACGGCGTCGACCATGTCGTCGTTCGGGGCCTTCGGGAACGCGCACATCTGCTGCTCCAACTCCGGCAGCCGGCGCGCATGCAGGACTCGGCCCCGCTGGTAGTGGTTCAGGACGCCCTCGGCCCGGGTGAACTTCGGCTCGTTCTGGGAGACCGTCTTGACCTTGACCGGCATGTGGTGGAGGACGGACTGCCAGGTGTCGCCGCCCTGGTTGACCTCGATGAGGATCAGCCCGATCTGCGGGAACTCGTCCAGCAGGGCGAGCACGCGGTCACGGAGCAGCGGCCCAGGCGGGACCTTCAGGGCGAGCGCCGCATGGACGGTGCAGCGGCGGTGCTGGATGGACCAGGACACGACGGCGAGGCCCGTAAAGTCGGAGCCCTTCTTCGCCGTGACCGCCGGGTCGATCGACAGCATCATGCGGGTGGCCGGGTCGAGGCCTTCTCCTTCGGCCGGGTACCGGAAGTCGTCGGGCGCCCACAGCCCGCCGGTGATCCCCATGGGGTCGTTCGCCATGTTCTTGGCGTAGGAGCGCGTGTGGCGGATCTCGATCAGGTAGGCCAGCGGCCACTTCGCCGGCCACATCGAGCGTTCGGTGCCGTCGGGGCGCTCCACGATCGGCGCGGAGTAGTGGGCGTGGATGCCCTCTTCGCGGATCCAGTCGGCGGTCTCGACGCCGCGGGCGTGCTTGACGAGCTGGTGGATGATGCTGCCCGGCATGGTGACGGTGCCGCAGATCACGACCCGGGCGTAGATGTTGAGCGGCAGGATCGCATCGAGCAGGGTCGTCTTCCGCTTCGCTGCGAGTTCCGGAGAGTAGCTACTTTCGTCCGGCTCAATGTCGTCTAGCAAGATCAAGTCGGGACGCTGCTCCCCGACCTTCATGCCGAGACTGGAGCTGTCGATGCCGCGGGCCGCGAAGACGAAGCCGTTCTTCGCCACGTACATCGACTGCGTATCCGCCACGCTGTTCCCGGACGGCCGCTTCGCCGGGGTGCACAGATCGGGGAAGTCCTGGCGCAGCAGTTCGTTGCGGTCGATCTCCCCCTTCGCCGTGGCCAGGTGCGTCTCGGCCTGCGTCGCAGACGCGGCGAACGCCGCAGCGAACCGGATATGCCCGTGCGCCGCGGCCCACAGCGGCAGGATCAGAAACCACCACGTGGACTTGCCCGTGTTCCGGGGGGCGATCCAGGCGTCCCGCTGCTCCGCCGGCGCGGTGACCGGCCGGGCCCACTTGCGGCCCGCCCTAGACCAGTCCAGGTGCGCGTCACCGAACGTCGTCTCCCCGGCGGAGTCCTTCAGGTGGTGGTGCAGGTAGACGATCGCGAACAGCAGCGGATCGAGGCGCGTGAGAATCCTGCGCCCGTCAGGCGTGGCCAGGAGCTCGGCGTCCTGCCCGGCAAGGTAGGCGTCGAGGTTGAACGTCTCGGCATCCAGGCCGGCCAGGTATCCGGCCACCGGCTACTCCTCGCCGTCGGCGAGCGCCTGCTCTTCAGCCTCGACCCGTTCGCGGGCAAGACGGAGGCGCTCTTGGAGCTCCAGGTCCTGCGGCAGGTTGATGCTGGTGATCTCCGCTTTGGCCGCGGCGTCGAGGCCGTACAGCTTGCGGTAGGACTCGCGGATGTTGCGGAGTTCCCGGATCGCGGAGAGCTTCGGACCGTCGTCGAGGAGCGGCGTGCCCTCGTCGTCCTTGACGACGCGGCCCTGCGAGACGTGGATGTGGTCGCGCTCCAGGACTTCCAGGGCGTGGACGTACAGCTGGTCGAGTTCGGCGGCCTCGACGGCGATGAGTTCCTCGCCGGCTTGCTTGCGGACGAGGTCGCGGCACTTGTTGATGGCCCGCCAGGCGTTGCCCTTGTTGCCGTAGCCGAGCGCGTCGGATACTTGCTGGTAGTTGCGGACTTCGCGGTAGAGGCGGGCGGCTTGGGCGTCGCGTTCGGCGGAGTCGAGGCTGTCGGTGAAGCGTCCCCAGCCGTCGCGGGCCTGCTCGTCGTCGCCTGCCATTCCGCGCCTCCCGTGGGATGTGTACCGTTGAATCATAGGCGCATGTCGCATATGAGCCGATGATTCGACGGTAGGTGGTGGGCGTGGTCTCTGACCGTGGCGGACGCTTCGGCTTCGTCTACCTCAATCGTCAGCGCGTGTACAAGGCGCTGCGCCGCCAGGGCGCGTCCAAGGCGAAGGCGGCGCGCATCAGCAACGCGGGCCGGTTCCACGTCCAGCGCAGCCGCATGGCCCGCAAGGCGGCGAAGACCCGTAGGCGGCGGGGCGGCCACTGACCACCCGGCGGGGCTGGGTGAGCGGCCCCCGGGGTCTGGAGGGTCCCCGGGGGCCGCGGCACGTCTGGCCTCAGTTGGTGATCGACCCGGA